GCCACGTTTCTTTTTCTTTTTCTTTTTCGGTTTGGCGCCATACTCTGCTTCCCATCGCTTAGCAATCTTAGGATGTTTAGCGTGAAGATAGCGCCTTTGTTTTTCCGATTTGAAAGGCATTAACCTATCTTTTTTTGTCCATAGTTTTTACAGCACCGTAAGCTCTTTTCTTGCCTACTTTTTTAGCCATACCTTTAGACTCATCTCTTCTAGCTTTCATCCCTTGTTTTTTAGAAGAAGCTTTGCCTCTTCTCATTCCTAAAGATTCATCCAGTCTAGCGTTATAGCCTTGTTTCTTTTTCTTAGTTGCAGTTTTCTTTTTCATAGAACTTCCTTTTGGTTTTGCTGACCCTGCTTTTGCGTAATCCATTGGTTTGTTTCTTTGCAGCGCAGGTTGTTTATATGCTAAATTTGGCATAATATACTCCTTATAGTTTAGTTATTTTAACTGCTGCATCCATTGTCTTAGCAGCATCTTTTGCCATGTCACTGGCAAAACGCATTTCAGCTTCTTTTAATCGAAGCTTACGATCCTCATCCTCGTTTTCATCCGTCGTCATGAGTTTCGCTTCTTCAAGATCCATCTTATCGTCATGAATCTTAAGCTTGTTCATCTCAGCTTGCGCACGCAAAGCGAGATCTTGTTTCTGAATTTCTATTTGTTCATTCTTATCTGTATCACCAGCCATAATTTTAGCTTTCTCTTCATCAAACTGTAATACTTTATCAGAAGCGTCAGCTGCCATTAATGCAATTTGGTTTTGCATTTCCATTGGAAGTGGTTGACCTTGTTGCTGTGCCATCATTAATGCTTGTTGCATTTGTGGATCTTGAATCATTTGCATCATTTCTTGTTGGTACTTCATAGATAAGTGTTCAGTTATGTGCCCCATAAGAATTTGTTGTAATTGTGGATTTTCTTTATATGCAGGATTACGTAATATAGTTCCATGAGTTACTATATGTGCATCATGGTTCTGATCCATTTGCGCTTGTAAAGGTGTACCTTTCATCGCAGCCATGTTTTCTGTTATAGGGTTAGCTGACATCGGTTGTTGCGATTGTGCTAAATATCTTTGAGGTTCTTCAACTCCCATAGCTGCAAATAACTCCATACTAATTTGTTGCATATTATAAGCTGCAGGATTTTGTTGAGCTATAGACATGATAGCATTTATCTTTGCAATCCTATGTGCCTCTGTTGGCATATTAGGATCAGATACTGGAATAACATCAATTGATTTTAAATTGAAGTCTTCTCTGAAAACTTGCTGTGCACTGCCTGCGACTTCGTAAGGATACATATCAGGAAGATATTCGCTATCTAATCTAGCGAGAATACGCAGGTCTTTGGATTGAGCAGCATGTAAGCGTTTGTGCACAGCGTTGAATAGCTTTGAAGATTGCTCTAACAAAGCCATTGTAGTGCCGACAGGACCATAGTTAGAACCTTGTTCTACTACACTATCTGTCGCATCGGCAAACTCTTTTGCAAGATTTGTAACATATTGCATTAATTGGAATAATGTACCTGATGGTTCTTTAAATGGAAGTGGTTGTAACGACTTACCTAAATCCCCAGCAGGGCTATTTACTTCTCTCCATTCACCTGGTGAGATTGGCTCGTCAGGGGCAAGCACACGAAGACCGTGCGCCTTAAAGCCACCTGGCAAGTTAGCAAAGGTGCCAGCATCTATAAGCTGACGTAGGGAGGAGGTAGCTGTTTTAGTTAAGCCACCTATTAAATGTAAATATCCATAACCATAAAATCCCAAACCTGGAATCATAGTATAATGAGTAAAATACATTTTCTTCTTCTTTAATAAATCTTCCTCATCCCAGTTTCTTCGGATACATAAAACTTGTTCATCAGTTGTCATATGTACAATATAAGGAAGTTTTAATCCATCTTCATCTTCAAATCCCGGTAAATCAATATTAGCATGTACTTCTAAAATTTCTACTTCATCTTCATCCATGCCTGGTTTAGCACGTCCAACAACTTCGTTTTCACTTTCAGTTGCGGCACTTTCTTCAATAGGAGTTTCCATAACATCTAAGTCACGGAACATTCCTGCTAATTGTAATTTCTTAACTTGGTTTTTTGATAATGTATATTTGTGTGTATATCTTTCTGCGTTCTCTAAATCTGACGCATAATAATTTACATAAAAATCACTTGACTTTACAAATTCAGTACAAGCTCTTTGCTGTGTTGGGTCCCAATATGTTTTCTTAAATGCTGTACCATATAAGGAAACATAAAATAATAATCTATCTAATTCAGGTCCATACTCAGGCATTTGAATTTGCGTTTGCCAATTCATAAATTGACGAACACGATTTGCCTGTTCTTGTTTTTGCATAGTATCCAAACCAATTATACGTGTACGTACTGGACCTTCGGTTGGAAATAATTCTTTATATGTTTTTGCTTGAAATTTTACAACTGCTTGTGCTAATACAGGGTGAGTTGCACTACATGCCCCTGGAAAAGGTTCATCACCTTGATCATCTTTAAATCCTAAAAGTGTTACACCTTCTTCTGCAATATCATCATACTCTTGTCTTGAATCTTTGTCTCTAGTAAACCCATCATATAATTCATTTGCAACAAATTGCAAATCTTCTTCAGGCATTTGCTCTGCTAAGTTTGCATCAAACTCTTCTACTAATTGTTCTTCTTCATCAAAGAAACCCATTGCTTGTGCGGCTTCTAATGTTGCATCATCTGCTACTTCAACTTCAACTTCTCCTGTATCCAATCGCTCAATGTTATCAGCGGTTGGCATCTTAACTGAAGTTATTGCTTCTTCTAAATCTATTTGTTTTTCAATTGCCATTTTGTATCCTTACTAATAATAAAAGCCTTTACGCTTTCCCTGCTCCGTATATTTTCTATTATATACTCTTTGCTCCGCCTTGTCAACCCAAGTATTTTCACTATGATCTATATAACCTCCATTACGCATCCATAATAAAGCTTGGGATAACGTATCCATATAGTCATCATGATTACCAGTTGGAAAAGCTCTAGCTTCATCCATTACTTCAACTGCCCATTTTCTATCAAAAGGGGCATATATTCTACTATTATGAAATAAACCTGTAATTGCGTATGCTCTTGCTACTTTATCTCTATCTGGTTGGTACTCAAATATAGGCAAACCTGTCATACGTAGGTCTTGTATTAAAGATTGACCCGATGCTTTCTTCTCAATTAGTATAGAATCAGGTTTATGTTCTTCATATTTATCTAAAGCTTTCTGACGAAGTGTAGGATAATCCCATCTACCTCTTTCTGCCCCCAATAAACATAAATTAGGTGTAGTTACATCTCCACCAAATACTCCCCATGTAGTAATTGCTGAATAATCGGCTGTACTTTTAGTAGAAAATGCTGTATCCCATGATTGTATTATATAATCACACTCAGGTGCTTTCTCATGTGTCCAATTTTGCCACCAATCTAGCTTAATTATGTTACCTTGTTCAGAAGATGGGGCTTGACTATACAATGCATCAAATTTAAATGCAGGTGTATTGTTTTTTGTACGTATTATTTCCTCAGTTGTCCAACAAAACCCACCATCTTTATCAGATGAAGGCCAAAATGACTCACCTAATTGTAATTTTGGATATTTAGTTGTTAAATACCCTTGTTTTATGAGAGATTTCCTAGCTTTTTCTAGAATTGGTACCGATTCGGAACTATTTAATGCAGGGATACGTACAACTTCCCACTTATCTGCCATAGGTGAAGTAAATTCTTGTTCTAATAAGAACCCTGCTAAGTCTGTTTCATGCCATCTTGTCATAACTAGCACTACTTTTCCCCCAGGCATTAACCTTGTACGCAAACCAGAAGAATACCATTCGTTTAAACTATCTCTTCTTGTCTTTGAAAAGGCATCTTGCTCGGATATAGGGTCATCAATGATAGCTAAATGTGCACCAAACCCTGCAATACCTGAACCAGAACCAGCTGCAAGGAAAGATCCTGCTTGTTTCTTCTTATGTTCAAGCGCCCATGAGTTCGCCGCTCTGTTATCTTTACGAATATTTATTTGTGGAAATATAGATTTGTATGCATCCGTGTTTATGATGTCACGAATAGCGCGACCAAACCTTGTAGCTAAGTCATCACTATGTGATACAGCAATTTCTTGCCAATATGGATTACGCCCAAGCGCCCATGCTGGAAAGTATGTAGATGTAATTAATGATTTACTAGAACGTGGTGATATAAAGATCATTAAACGATCAGTATCACCTTTTTCTAATCTCATTAGTTGGTCACACAAAACTCTGTGATGTGGACCTACACTAAATGTTGGATTCATTAGCATTACAAATGCTAATAAGTCGTCACGTGCTTGATGTATTGCTAGCCTAGTGGCTGCGTCTCTATCTTCACTTGTTAACGACATACGCCTTACCACCCCATAATGCTAACTGTTGATATAGATTAGCAGGAGGATTGTTTGAATCATACTCCTCAAGTGTTGGCGTTAATACGCGTGTGCTCATACTATCTCCTGTGTTAGTTGAGTTATTTACTTTTTTTATTAGAAACTTTTACAGTCTCACCAATTGTTGGTGTACCTTCTGGAAGATTATAAATATCCCAAACATGTACTCCTTTATTATAATCATACTCTTCTGCCTCTTCAGTCCAAGTGAAAGTATTATTTTTTCCTTGTTTTACTTTAGCAGTATATTTAGTTTGATTATAAGGACCTTCAACTGGATGTGATTTAACAGTTTTAATTATACCCATTTTGTTCTCCTACCATTCAATTTTCCATCCAACAGAAATTCCTTTTTTCTCTGGATCGATGTTAACAGATAAATCACCTGGAATTTTTTCCCACTTATCTGTAATTTCTTTATACTTAGGTTCAAAAAAATCTTTAACTTTCCCTGAACCTGGTATTTTTTCCGCAGCTTTAATAGTTGCACCTATTGCAATTTTTTTTGCCATGTCTTTAGTTTTTTCTTGAACTAAATCTCTAGCCTCTTCAACGCCACCTGACATCTTACGTTGGTTAGACAATTATCTACTCCCTGATGGACCAGACTTTACTTTGCCTTGAACGTATTTTTTTCTTTCGGCTGCTTCTTTTTTCTTATAAGCACCTGAAGCTGCAGATGATCTACCAGTTGGCATATCTTCTTTTGCTTTAGCTCTTCTAGATTTTTCTGCTTTCATAATTGCAGCTGAATCTTGTTTAGCTTTTTTAGATTTACCTCTAGCTCTTCTTGCTTCTTCAGCCTTCATAATAGCTTTATCTTTTTTCTTATCAGAAGGTGAGATAGGTTTTTTCTTTATCTTAGGTTTTATTTTTGGTTCATCAGCTTTAGCTTCCGATTTTCCAAAAAGTCTTTCTTTGATAATATTTGTCCAACTCTTTTTATCTTTTGTTTTACTTTTTTTAGTATGAGCTGGATGTTTAGGTTTAGAAACTTTCTTACCTGTTTGTTGTTTAATATTCTTTTCTTTCTTTGCTTTAGCAATCTCGCCTCTAGACTTAGGTTTAGACCTAATATTCTTTTTCTTAGCGTATGTTGTTGTTAAAGTTACAGGTCTAGCCCTGATATTCTTTTTCTTTTTTGGTTTTTTCTTGTCTGCGACAAGCTCGTCTTTATCTTTAGCGGCTTTACGCATTTTGTATATATTTGCTGCTCCTGGCATTATGCCCCCTTTGCTTTATTTAGTTTTGGTGTTGCGATTCGTTTCAATCTTTCGACATCACGTGCAATATCTGCTTCTGAGTTACCAGTAGCAAATGCGTTCTTGACTTCCATCTCCGTAATATTCTTATCAGTCCACATCGCTTGATGTTTACCTAATAGTTCTAAGGAGCGGATAGCCGCGTTGTAATCGCCTTCCTGTTCAGTCTTTTCAGCGATACGTACTAGGCGTCTAAGTATATCGTCCGCTTCAATTTTAGTACGCTTTGTTTGTTCTGACTTCAACTCTGCAATTCGCTGTACAATCGCGGGGTTTTTAGTTAGTGTATAAGCATTATTTGCCGCGTGCTTTTCAGAGTAGCCTGCTCGAATGGCAGCCTGTTTAATGTTTAAGTCCTTAATAAACTCGTTGCAGAATGCTTCCTGCTGTGGAGTTAGCTTAACCTCTGAATCAGGTTGTTGCATTTTAGTTGCTTTC